GGTCAACCAATAGTTACATCTGGTGCTGCTTCTGCTGGTGGAGATAGTTATTTCATTAACACCAGCACTGTTTGTGGTTATGGCGGTGGTGGTGGGAGTTGTGGTCCATCTAATACGGCTGGAACTGGTGGTGGTTATGTTGGAGATGGTGGTGGAAATGGTGGAAATGGTGGAACTAGGAATGGTTCTACTGCACGTGCAGGTGGTGGAGGAGGTGCGGGTGGTTACAGTGGCCCCGGAGGTCCTGGAGGGACAAATACTTCACCAAACACCACATGGGGCCCAGGTGATGCTGCCCCACCACCCAGCGGCGGCGGCGGCGGTGGGGGTTTGTCTGGACCTGGTGATACTTCAGGTGCTGGTGGTGGTGTAGGAATATATGGAAAAGGTCCATCTGGTTCTGGCGGACCATATACAGGTGCTGATGCAAGTGGTGGATACGGTGGATCTGGAGGTGGAGACGCAACACGACAACCCCCTACATCTCCTGCTAATTTTTATTCCTCTGGGTTTAAATCAACAGCAGGATTATTCGGCGGAGGATCAGCAAGCAGTGATGGTGTTTCTGCAGATTTAAGTCCCTCTTCTGCTCCAGGTGCAGTAAGAATTATTTGGGGATCAGTGGGGGGAGTTCTAAGAGAATTTCCGAGTACCCTAACTGCGGATCAATGATAATAAATAATTAAGTACTATTGATAATAGTTAAATTTTATTAGATGTCAATACTACTATCATCGTTTTTAGGGGATACTTTTCGAGGAGTTCAGGGCCTCCAGGGTGTTCAAGGTCTCCAAGGTAACCAAGGCAATCAAGGACTCCAGGGTGTTCAAGGTCTCCAAGGTCTCCAAGGTAACCAAGGTACTCAAGGAAGACAAGGAAATCAAGGAAGTTTAGGTTCAACAGGATCTTCTGCTATAGTATCACAAGTTTCTAAAACTACAACATATACATTATCCTCAACTGATAGTGGTAAACATGTGAGTACAACTTCAGATGTTACCGTTCCTGCAAATACACTTTCTATTGGAGATGTTGTTACCGTTTATAATAATTCTTCAGGAGCAATTACAATTATTGAAGCATCTGGTGTTACTTTACGTAAATCTGGAACTAGTAATACTGGAAATAGATCATTGAGTCAGAGAGGATTGTGTACTATTCTGTGTGTTGCATCTAATACATTTGTTATTTCTGGAACAATATTAACCTAGTTAAGAATTATGTCTATTATTCAATTATTATTTTATAATAATCCCACCTCTTTAGAAGTAACTGGAGGAATAAAATATACTCCTGGAAATGGTTATATTTATCATGTATTTCTAGAACCAGGATCTTTTGATGTTACAAATGGACCTATAACTGCCGAAATGTTGCTTGTAGCTGGTGGTGGTTCTGGTGGTTATGCACCAGGTTATGGTACTGGAGGTGGTGGTGCTGGAGGTGTACGAAATATAACTTCAATACCTGTTGGTGATGGATTTTATCCAGTTGTAGTTGGTTCTGGGGGATTGTCTCCAGGAACATCTATGAGTGCTGGAAGTCCATCAAGTGCTTTGGGATATGAATCTATAGGTGGTGGTAGAGGAAATGGTACTACTTCCGCGATTACACCTGAAAATAATGGTGGATCTGGTGGTGGCAACACTACAACACCACCTTCTGGATCAGTACCTCTTAGTGGAGTTGGAATTCCTGGCCAAGGAAATAGTGGGGGACTTGGTTATGGACCACCTCTATCTGGCGCCGGCGGTGGCGGTGGTGGACGTGGAGTTACTGGTTCTAATGGATCTCAAGGGACTCCAACTAGTTATGCGCAAGCTGGCAAAGGTGGTAATGGGTCCCCATTTCCTGCATATGCTGCTCCTTTATTTCCAGACATGCCTGCTGATTGGGCAACTGCTGTTGGAGCAAATGGATATTATGGTGGCGGCGGCGGCGGTGGAAATGCCAATAATCCATCGAGTGCTTTTCTGACCACAGCTTCTGGTGGTCTTGGTGGTGGAGGAAGTGGATATAATTGGAGACCATCGTCACCACCAAATTTGGTTGCAACCCCTTCAACACCTGGAGTAGATTATACTGGTGGTGGAGGTGGTGGTGGAAATGAATCAAATCTTAGATCGGGTGGAACTGGAATTGTTATAATTAGATATGCTGTATAAAAAAAATATGGAAAAAATTATTTTTGCCAGAATAGATTCGGAAACTAAAAAAGTTACATTTATAACTCAAGTTTCTTTTTGGCGAGTTAAAAATGAATATGGAGAAGTAGACTCACGATTAGCAAATAATCATTTGAAACAAACCATACCAGAATCCAAGAATGATCTGTGGTTAGATATTACTGAAAAAAAATGTGGACTTGGATATACTTATGATGAAAATTTAAATACATTCATTCCTCCAAAGATTTATAATTCCTGGATTTTAAACACTCAAACATGTGAATGGGAACCTCCCACACCAAAACCAGAACCTAATTTATCTACAGAACCTTTTTATGATTATACTTGGAATGAGGAAACTTTTTCTTGGGAACAAATATTTTGAGATATTTGATCTTTCTTTTCGAGTCCTATATAATGTAAGTGAATACGTTATTTGCATATGGCATTTCAATCAATTTGGTACTTTTCGGATATTTCTGAAAAAGTTATAGAATCAATAGAAGAAGATCTAACAAATAAGTTTCAAGAACATATGGGAGACTCCAGATTAATGGGCGATACTCTCAATCGTGACAAAAGAAACTCAAAAAATGCCTGGGTTCCAACACACCATTGGACTGCAGGACTTGTTTGGCATTATATCGAAAGAGCGAATCGTGAAAATTTTCTTTATGACATAAGAAATATTGATGGTGAGAATATGCAATTCACCCAATATGGAGTGGGTGAATTTTATAGTTGGCATAATGATGCTGGTATTTCTTGTCACTATAAACCGGTATCAGTAGGTAATCATCACGAAGGAAGAGCCCAAGATTATTTAAATGAACAATTAGAATTAGTTAGGAAATTATCCTTTGTTGTTCAACTTTCAGATCCTGGTGATTATGAGGGTGGAAATCTTCAACTTCTTGCGGAGGATGGCAAATCATATTTTGCTCCAAGAAAAAAAGGAACCGTGATTGTATTTGACTCACGAACTCAACATCGTGTGCTTAAAGTTACGAAAGGAACTCGTAAAAGTCTGGTTGGTTGGGTAGTTGGACCACGTTGGAAGTGAGGTAGATTATGGCAGAACAAATGACAGAGGATCAACTTCTTTTTCAGGAAAGACTTAATTCTCGAACATCAGAAACTAATAATCATCAGTTTGATAGAGATGGATATTTAGTAATTAAAAACTTATGGGATCCAAAAGAACTTTATCGACCTGTTCCTAAAGAACGAGGTCAAATGAATTATTGGGGAAAAAGATTAGATCAATTTACTTATACTGAAATTGAAATGCAAGTCGAAGGTTCTCTTGCATGTTATTGGCATCCCCAGTATCGTTCCATTCATTCAGGCATTCGTCTTAAATTAGAGAAGGAACTTGGAAAAAAACTTTATAATACTTATTATTATGATCGTTTTTATTTTCCAGGTCAAGCATTAAAAAGACATGCAGATCGTGATGCTTGTGAGATTTCTGTAACTGTTCATATCAGTTCCAATACTAAAGAACCTTGGCCAATTTGGATTAAAACTCCAGATATTTATTCTGATAACAGTAAAAAATTAAAATTAGTTCCTGGAGAAAATCGCTCAGTTATTTTAAATGCTGGTGATGGTATGGTTTATAAGGGATGTGAAAGACCTCACTGGAGAGACCCTTTACCAAAAGAGTATGCAAGAACTTGGTATGGCACAAAAGTCGAAAAGGAAGGATTGTATTATCATCAAATATTTTTTCACTATGTTCTTGCTGATGGACAACGGGCGCATTGTGCAAATGATATGGCAAAATAGTAATTAAACGTATGAATAATTTTGTAAAACTTGCGTTGGAAAATGGTGGATCCATTCACCCTCTTATTATTCCTTCATCAGATCTAAGAGGGCCTTCTATAACAAATCCCTCAATTTACAATGACAATGGGAGGATTCTTGTAAATCTTCGAAATATTAATTATACTCTTTATCATTCTGAGAAGAAAAAGTTTGAACATCATTGGGGACCATTGGTTTATATTCATCCAGAAAATGATATGCGTCTTCGCACTTGGAATATAATCTGTGAAATGAATGATGATATGACCATTAAATCTTATCATCACATTGATACATCAAAATTTCCAGATAAAGAACTTTGGCAGTTTGTTGGTTTAGAGGATTGTCGCATTGTTAGATGGGATGGTAAGTTATATGTTTCTGGAGTTAGAAGAGATCTTGATACTACTGGAAGAGGTAGAATGGAATTATCCGAAATTGAGATAACTGAAGATGGTATAAAAGAAGTATCTCAATATCGTATTCCTACTCCAGGCCATCATGTTGATTCTGGTTCGTATTGTGAGAAAAATTGGATGCCAATTATAGATATGCCATTTCATTATGTGAAATGGACTAATGGCACCGAAATTGTTAAATTTAATTTAGAAACGCAAACTACAGAACAAATTCTAGTGACTAATTGGAGAGATCTTGGATGTATTGATCTTCGTGGAGGGTCTCAAGTTATTCCTTTGGATGATAAACATAGATTTTGTTTGAACCATGAAACCTTTTTAACTCGCAGTCCAGCCGATAGAAAGGATGGGATTTATCGCCACAGATTCGTCGTATGGGATAAAGATTGGAATATTGTTAAGGTTTCTAGAAGGTTTTCCTTCTTAGAAGCAGAAATTGAATTTGCTGTGGGTATGTGTGAATATGACAATGATTATCTTATTACTTTTGGGTTCCAAGATAATGCAGCATATTTACTCAGAGTTGATAAAAAATTTGTTAGAAATTATATATTTGAATAATTATGGCATCTTTAACCCCCCAAATAGTAAGTTCTTTTTTTGAAGCATTAAATCAAAATAAAGATGATTACGACGTTTTTATAGAATCCGGAACAAAAGGCGGTACTACTATCATTAATCTTATTTCGTTATTTAAAACTCTTCATACGATCGAATTGTCTGAAAACTACTTCAATTTTTTTGATAATATAAAGAAAGAAAATAATTTTACAAATGTTGTAAATTATTTTGGTGCCACTGAGAATGTAATGCCCAGTATTCTGGAAGGTCTTACTTCAAATGATAATGTAGTTTTTTGGTTGGATGGTCACTGGTCAAACTTTGATACTGCCAGAGGTGAAAAAGATTGTCCACTTCTTGATGAATGTTCTATTATTGATATGACATATAAATCAGATAAGGCAATTATATTGATCGATGATTTTCGTTTATTTGGTACAAATATAGCAGAAGATTGGTCTGATGTTACTTTAAAGAATGTTATATCATGCTTTAAAAATCATAGTATTCTATATTTGATTAAGGATGATATTGTAGCAATATTAATAGAAAAAAAATGTTAACATTTAATTATCTTGGTTACTTGGGAAGAATTGGAAATCAAATGTTCCAATATGCGGCTCTCCGTGGAATATCTGCTAATCATAATTATGAATATACTCTTCCTCCAAATAAAATGGATAACGAACAAATGTATATACATTTGTACGATTGTTTTGATATTCCAGATGTGGATAAAAAAATATCTAATTGGTCACATTATGAGAAAAAGTCTCCATCTACTCATGAGTTTGATAAACAGTTTTTTTATGATTGTCCACCTCAAACCGATTTATTTGGATATTTTCAAACCGAAAAATATTTCAAACACATCGAAGATGATATAAGAAAAGACTTTACTTTCAAAGATAAAATATTAAATAATGCTGATGACTACTTTAAAAAATCATTTAGTAGTAACGAAGTAATTGCATTACATATAAGAAGAACTGATTATGTGAATAATACTATAATGAGGTTATTAAAATTATCTTATTATAAAAATGCTTTGAACTATTTTGATGCAGAAACTCCAGTACTAGTTTTTTCTGATGATATTGAATGGTGTAAGACTCAGGAAATTTTTTCTGGTGATAGGTTTAAATTTTCTAACAATAGTACATATGTGGATTTATGCTTAATGTCTATGTGTAAATATCACATAATCGCAAATAGTACTTTTAGTTGGTGGGGTTCTTGGTTGGCAAAAAGTGAAAAAACAGTTTCTCCTAGAGAATGGTACTTTACAAATAAAGTTATGATTGAAAATCCATATCTTCCCGACTATGATTATAATTCCGTTGACATTTCTCTCACCGATTGGATATTAATATGACAGTATCTTTGATTTGTTCTTGTAAGAATAGAGCCCATTCCCTACAAGTTTCTCTTTCTTCTTGGTTATTATTCAAAGAAATAACCGAGATTATTATTGTTGACTGGAATTCAGATGAGACTTTAGATCATTTGATAAATCTTGATTCTAGAATTAAGATTATAACAGTGTCCGATGAAAAGTATTTTAATCAACCACAACCACTTAATCTTGCGGCAAGTATTTCCAGTGGAGAATATATTCTTAAAGTAGATACTGATTATATTTTAAATCCTTATTATAATTTTTTTGAGACTTATGAAATAGATCAAAATTCTTTTTTATGTGGCCAAAATGATTATGAAGAATTTGAAATAAACTCAAGTCCGTATTTTAATCACCTGAGAGGACTTCTTTATGTAAGTAAAGATAATTATATAAAAGTTGGTGGATATAATGAGGATATTATTAAACACTATGCTTATGAGGATGATGAAATTGTTCATCGTTTAGAATTGCTTGGATTAAAAAAGAAAAAAATATGTTATAATCACAATATAATTCATATACCGCATTCCGATAAGAAAAGATTAGAAAATTTTGAATCATATCACACAGACAAAGATCTGGAAGATGATATTCGACAAATATTATCTTCTAATTTTAATTATTCTGAAGAGGAGCTTGAAGTTCAAGTTGAGTATCAATTAACTCAAAAACATATTAAGATTAATAAACAAAAATCTTTATCACAATCAATTAACTATTATCATAAGTCTAGTACTATTTGGGACATTTCGAAAATTAATGAGCAAGTTTATATGGCACAAAAAAGTAAAAATAAATTAAAAAATCTTCCTATATCTTATTATATTTCTTTAGAAGAAAGTTTAGATAGACAAAAAAATATCCAAAACGAATTTTTAAAATACGAAGTTCCTTTATATGGAATTATTTCTAAAAGATTTTCTGAATCTGATGATATAGTTACTGGTAGATATATTCACCAATTAAATGATGGTACTAAAGGATGTTGCGTTTCTCATCTAAAGGCTATCAAACATTGGTATCAAAATTCTGATGATGAATATGGATTTTTTTGCGAAGATGACTTAAGTTTAGAAACTGTTGATTACTGGGATTTTACCTGGCAAGAATTTGTGGACAGTCTTCCAAGTGATTGGGATTCTGTTCAGTTACTTACGATTCGTGAAGATTTTGGTGATTTTAAACTCAGAGAACGGCAGTGGAATGATTGGTCAGTTACAGCTTATATTTTAAAAAGAGAGTATGCTAAAAAATTAATAGATACTTATATTCAAGGTGATACCTATTGTTTAGATATACCTAATACTGATATAATGCCTCTTATAGAAAATATAATTTTTACTACACTAGGCAAAACTTATACTATCCCATTGTTTGTCGAAGAGACCAACTTCAATTCTACATATTCCACTGAACAGGATAGTGATGTGAAGGATGGACAAAAAACAAATCATTACCATTCTAAAAAAGTAGTTTTAGATTATTGGAAGAATAAAAAGAAAGAAAAAACTAGTATGAATATTTCTACTAATAAACTTGATCTGAAGGATCTTCTCACCGAATACTCTTTAGATACCGAAAATCCAATTAAAAATTTTAATCTTGGAGTTTGGTATGAAACAAACGGGCATACTGCTCCAGCACTTTCATACTATTTAAGATGCGCTGAAAGATCTGAAGATTTGGATTTGGCTTATGAGTCATTAATTCGTGGTTCTTTTTGTTATGAGAAACAGGGGACAAGAGACGGAACTTCTAAATCTTTAATGCAACAAGCACTATGTTTGTTACCGAGTAGACCTGAAGCATATTTTCTCTTAAGTAGATTTTCTGAGCGTCGTGAATGGTGGCAAGATTGTTATATCTATGCTGATTGGGGACTTAGATTTTCTGATTTTAATTCTAAACCTTTTCTTACAGATGTAGAGTATCCAGGTAGATATGGATTGCTTTTTGAGAAATCTCTCTCCGGATGGTGGTGGGGTAAGGATAAAGAATCTATAGAAATATCATTAAATCTCTATAATGATCCTGAGATATCAGATGACTACAAAAAAACAGTTAAAAATAATTTAGAAAGGATGGGAGTCGAGATCTCATCAGAACCCAAAAATGATAACTCTAAATTATCTGGCATGTTTGATTACATAAAATATCCGACAGACAAAAGTGACCTTGGATATCTTGATAATTTCTACGATAATTTTTTTGATTCACTTAGAGATAAACCCATAACCTTAATGGAAATAGGAGCATCAAATGGGGGATCTATTAAATTGTGGAGAGACTATCTACACGAAGATACTCAGATTTATGCATGTGACATTAACTATTTTGATCACATTCCAGATACTTTTTCTATTATAGGTGATATGTATTCTACTAATAGATCTTCTAAATTTGCTGACGATTATTTTGATGTCATTATTGATGATGGCCCTCATACATTTGAATCGTTTGTCTTTTTAATTCAGAAATATTTTTCTAAAATTAAGTCTGGTGGTGTATTGATTATTGAACATGTTACTAATATGCAGTGGATAGAATCCTTATCGGATTTGTGTACATTAATTGGATATTGTTCTTGTGAGCTTATTGATGTATCGGGAAAACAAAAAACACCAGAATTACTTGATCGTTATGATGACGGACTATACATTTTAAAAATTAAAAAATGAAAGAACTAGGGATTATTTCAGTAACTTATAATCAAAATTATCCATTAAAAACTTTTATTAATTCATTAAGATCCCAAACGATTCAAAATTTTGATCTTCACATTATTCATGATGGAGAATGGGATAATAATATAAAAAATAGTTTGTATGAAGAAAAATATATTTCAGAAGGTATTTTTCTTCATAACACTGATATTAGGTATAATGATTATGGACATTCTCTGAGAGAATTTGGAATCAAACGATTCTACAAAAAATACAAATATCTTTTGATAACAAATTGTGATAATTATTATTGTCCTAAATTTCTTGAATATGTTTTTTCGGTAACGGATGATGAAACTGGAGTAGTATATTTCAATATGATTCATTCTCATGATCAAGGATATGGAACTTACTCTATGTTAAATACTGATTTCATTGGATATCGTTGTGATATTGGATCTTTTATTGTTAGGAGTGATATAGCTGGAGATATTAATTTCAATAAAAAAGATTTTAATGCTGATGCTTTTTTTATTGATCAAATAAATGAATATAGAACAATGTATAAAAAATTTGAAATAAAAAAAGTAGATAAATGTTTAATGGTACACAATTAAAATATGGCACATCAAGAACAAAGAGAATTCGTAGATAGGATAAGAAAAAAGTTTTCAAAATATTTTGAACATAAAAAAGTATTGGATGTGGGAAGTCTGAATATAAACGGAACTGTTCGTGATTTTTTTCATGAGTGTGATTATATTGGGCTTGATGTTAATGTTGGTAACGGAGTTGATATTGTATGTGAGGGACAAAATTATGACGCTCCAGATGATACTTATGATGTAGTTTGTTCAACTGAATGTTTTGAACATAATCCATATTGGGCGGAAACTTTTCAAAATATGATTCGGTTGTGTAAAAATAATGGATTTATTTTTTTCTCGTGCGCTACAACCGATAGACCTGAGCACGGAACTGCAAGAACATCTCCGCAAGATTCGCCCTTAACCGTTGGTCTTGGTTGGGATTATTATAAAAATTTGATTGAAGATGATTTTAGAGAAAAAATAAATTTTGATTTATATTTTTCTGAATATGAATTTGAAGTAAATAATGAATCTCATGATTTGTATTTTTGGGGTATAGTTAGAAAAATTAATACACGCTCAATACCAGTAATAGGAGTTCCTATAGTAAATGGTGTTGATTGGTTGGTGAGATTAATTGATAGTATTGATTACCCAGTAGATGATTTATTCATTGTTAATAATAGTGGTAATGATAAAATTGCAGAGGAATTAAATCAAATTTCTAAAAAGAAATATGACTTAATTAAAAATATTAAAGTTTGTAATTTGCCATCAAATATTGGATGTTCTGGTGCTTGGAATTTAATAATAAAATGTTATTGTTTGTCTCCATATTGGATAATATCTAATCATGATATTGCTTTTGTTCCCGGTTTACTGGAAGAAATGGTAAACATAATGTTAAAAAAAGAAGTTGGAATAGTAAAAGCGGGAACTCAATGGGAACTATTTTTATTAAAAGAATTTGTTGTTCAAGAATGTGGATTATTTGATGAAAATTTTTATCCAGCTTATTTGGAGGATTGTGATTATTATGTGAGGTTATTGAATAAAAATATTATTATTGAAGATACTAAAATAAAATCAATACATGGTCTTGGAGGAGAATATTCTTCTTCCGGATCACAAACTTGGAGAACTGACCTATCACTAAAACCAAAAATAGATTTTTGTCATAATGAAAATGCTTTTTATATGACATCGAAATGGGGTCCTACTTGGAGGGATGTTTATTGGAACATGAATCCATGGCCAACTCCATATAACAACCCAGAAATACCTATAAGTTATACGAAATTTGATTTAAATTTCTGGAGAAAAAAACACATGGGATTTTAATATTATTGAATGAAGGTATTTCTTCTAATAAATAACAAAGTGTCGTAAAAGGAATATCTATGACCTTAGATCTTCATAACTTTTTTAAGTATTATGATGAAAAGAATACCAATCATGTAGCGGCTGTTCAGTGGTTAGAAGATAATCTTCCAGAAAAATTTTTAGATGACTCAGAATCTGATTGGGTAAGTATTTTCAGAACTGCTCCTCCTGTACCAGCAGTTTTAGATGTTCCCTATTTCAATCAAGTAGATAATTATAGAGATGCACATAGAACGTGCAACTCTTCTTCATGCGCTATGTGCCTTGCTTTCTTAAAGCCAGGTTCGATTAAGGGCGACGATGAATACGTCAAGAAAGTATTTGAGATTGGTGATACAACGGATCATGCTGTACAGACAAAAGTTCTTGCAGCTTATGGTGTTAAGTCCCATTTTAGTTATAATCTTTCTTTCACTGATCTTGATAAGAGCCTTGATAGGGGTAAACCAGTTGTAATTGGCATTCTTCATCGCGGTCCTATATCTGCTCCTACTGGTGGTCACATGTGTGTAGTGATTGGTAAGACTCCAGATGGTAAAGGATATTATGTTAACGATCCATATGGCTCTCTAAATGACAACTATAGTGGTCCAGTAACAAATGGCAAGAAGGCTATTTACACCAAAGCAGTACTTAAGCATCGTTGGAACCCAGGCGGCAACGATGGTTGGGGTCGTATTTTTGATTGATAGGAGAACAACCAATGGCAAGAGTAGATTTACACAACTTCTTTAAGTTCTACGACGATAGAAATCCAAATCACGTCAAAGCAGTACAGTGGATGGAAGATAACTTCCCAAATGATGTGCTAGAAGATGATGCTGAATGGGCAGATATTTACAGAGGAAAGAAATCTTCTTCTAGTTCTTCTGCCGGTTCTTCTGGTGATGTATGTCCGCATTGTGGTAAACCTCTGGGAAAGTAAGTAGCGGCGGCGGTGTTTCTGCTCCTGCTGCCGCAAGTGGTGATGATGTTCCTATGATGGGCATCAAATTAATCAAAGAATTTGAAGGGTGTCATTTGAATGCATATCCCGATCCTCTTTCTGGTGGTCTTCCAATCACTATTGGTTGGGGATCTACTCGTAAGAAAGATGGATCACCATTCCAGATGGGTGATAGTATCACTCAACAAGAAGCAGATGAATTATTAATTAGTCAGTGCAAGAATCAATTTCTTCCAGCACTGCGTAAAATCCCACATTGGGGGGATATGTCAGATGGAAAAAGAGGAGCTTTGCTCAGCTTTGCTTATAATCTTGGTGCCGGTTTTTACGGTGGTGATAACTTTAATACTATTACTAAACGCCTGAAAAATAAAGAATGGGATTTGGTTCCCGATGCTCTTTATCTCTACCGCAATCCTGGATCTAATGTAGAAGCAGGCCTAGCTCGTAGAAGAAAAGCAGAAGGTGAAGCTTGGAAAAAAGGTTAACTTCACTAACTAACTACAATGGACAACAATAAGGCTAAAAAAAGAGAGGCATGTATGAATACTGTGATTCGTGTTGCTATTCTTGGTTGGGCTGCTGCTCTTCTTACTGCAAGTTATGCGGGTGCTCTATCTAAGATGGACCCAACGTTTATTGCTACAGTATTTACTGCGTCTGCTGCTACCTTTGGAATTAATACTATGAAGAAGGGTGGAGACGATGATGATGACAAAAAAGAAGAACCAAAGAGGGAAGAGTTTGTAGAAACTCCACCTACTCCACCAGAACCATTCGTTGAAGAATCATTCGTGGAAGAATCGGTTGCAGAAGAACCTGTTTGGGAAACAAGAGTGACTGAAACTCCTTTAGTAAACAATGATTATGGAACTGATACTTCACTTGAAGAAAGAGTTGAAGCTTTGGAAGCAAAAGTGGATGAAGAAAAACCATTCCAAAGAGGTGACCTCTGATGTCCAAGTCACCTAATAAAGGGAAGAAAGGTTCTTCTAAACAAAATCAAGGGAACGCTACTGCCAAGAAAGCAAAGAATGGAGGTAAGAAAAAGTGATACTTCTTGAAGTTATCATTGCTGGTAATGTTATGGTTGGACCTGGTTTATGCCAGGCAGATTTTATTCACAAAGGCCAACTTTATACGGTCGAATACAAATGCCAAGAGAATGGAACACTCCAAAAAGAGAGTGTTGGAACGCTCCAATCCACCAAATACTCAAAGCCATAGATAACCACACCCGTCTCTTTATAGAGACGGGTGATTTTTGGCACGAAGAACAATCACAAATATTACGAAAGTATGTAAAAGAGTTGAAAATTTGGATACATAAAGAAGAAGGATGGTGGGATGAATGAAAAAACTTTTAACAACAATTGGGCTGTCATTGGGTTTAACATTGCCCGTATTTGCTAATTCATTAGAACCAAAACAACCAACTGTAAAACCATATAGTTTAGCAGCAATGGGTTGTATGATTCTTCTAGAATGTACTGAGGGTGTAGAAAAACTCACAGCGGACTCTGAAGTTTTTAAGAAAGAAGGATTTGACCCATTCAGAGAAGAGATTCAAAGAATCTTAAATGCTCTAAATGCTTTAGAGATTGGAGTATACCTAGCACCAAGTAGATACTTCACCCCAAGAACAGTAGGACTTTACAAACCAAACTATAATCGTTTCTTCATCAACGAAAATCTTTTACAAGATGAAAGAGAGTTTTTAGGAACTCTTCGTCATGAAGGTTGGCATGTGGTTCAAGATGCTATGGGTGGTGGATTAGATACTGCTTTTATGGCACAGGTT